GAGTATGCTGGTATTGACCATAAGTCTATAAATTCATTGTATAAACTTGATAAGTCATCTAAAGTATCTACACTTAGATCAGTGTCGCCACTAATTATTGGTCCGCCTCTTTTTAATTTTCCATGACTGGATTTATCTGCAAAATTTAATAATTTATCATAGGGTCTATATACCCAGCGACTTGAATCATTTGTTACATATAATACGTTACTGTCTGTGCCTTTAGTTTCAGTGAATTTAATTATCTTTGCATCATCAGCAACATCGTCAGATAACATTTCAAATTCATAGTATTCTACATTTTTTGTATTGCCAAACTCTCCCAAGCGAACCATATATTCTTCATAGGCTTTGGTCTTTGAGCCATCTTGGTGAGTCAACGGATTCAAACTGTCAAAGACCTGTACAGTGCCTTTATTAAATGTAATGGCATTTTTAAATAATACTTCGTTGCCTTGATCTAAAAATAGTTGACGAAGTTCAATATTTCGATTAAGTCCAAACTGAGCTCTGCTTGCATTTACTATTTCTGTGTCTAATATTGTGCTTTCAATGTCCAATAAAGTATGACCCACTTCAGTCATAGAATCAAAATTAGGTATCAGTGATGTTCCATTAAAGACATAACCAGGAATATAATGAGCACCTGTCCAGTTTATGCTTTTCTTGCCGCCTGTAATAAAACTACGTTTCGCAGTATTCTGACTTGTGCTAAAGTATACATCTCCAAAAATACTTGTACTGTCCAAATGAACAACTGTTTCATATATTACAAAAACTAATTTAATACCGTAAATTCCTGATCCTGTTTTCTTAGTCTTAATTAAAATATTATTAACATCTCTAGTAACCAATAGATCTTTGCTGAATAAAGGCTTGTTAAGTCTATCAACACATTGTCCAGAATTTTCGTTGGTACCTTCTAAGTTTTCTAATTGCCCGTACTGTTTTGTAATTTTTATAAAATCAGCACAAGGATTTAAATCAATATAATTACCAGGAGCCAATAAATCATTACTCCAGAACATAAATTGTTTAGCACTTAGTTGCCAGTTACGAATATCTGCGCCTTCGGGTTCTTCATAGACTATGCCCATTGCTTCTAAATATTTGCCATAGCCTATTAGTATGTCATAGATTTCTTGTCTGTTAGAAAATAAACTACCATACTGAATAAATTTAATATTGTTACTATAATTATTTTTTTCTTTAACAGTTATATTTCCAATTGTCACAGCAGTGGTAGATGAACCTGGTTTTGGTGTATAGTAAGGGAAAAATCCAAATTCTGAAGCAAAGCCGTTTAGACTATAATTTGCGCCATCAAATATAATTTTCATTCCTGAATAAAATATCTCACGCTCTGGATAGTGTTTAACTGTTCTTACTTGATAGTTTTCCTCAGGAACAAATAAGATATTTTTCTGTGTACTCATGCTGGTACTTTGAATTCTTACATTATCTTTATTAGTGAATCCGTTTAATAAAAATTCTTTATTTACAACAATATTGCTGAACTTATCAATAACTTCTGAAACATAATCTTTGTTGTTTAACACACAGAATTCTGCGTATAAACTTTCAATACCCCCAGTATAAATTAAGTCACCGTCAACTATTTGTCTATGATAGTTGTGTTCAATGGTGCCACGTTGCCAAAAGTTAGAAGTACGATCTAATTTATTGCCCCATGCGTTGGTAATAGTTTGTCCTGGCACCCAATTTAAATTAACATACTGTGCAGGAGCTAATAAGAAACGTGCTCTAGCTTGAGCAGCAAGTCCTCGTTGAGTGTTTAAAAATACTTGTTCATAAGGTCCTTGATCGCCTGCGGCCCAATTTTCAGAAGCTTCAAAAGTGTCTAAACTCAAATATATAGATGCTGCCAGCAATAATTCATTAAAGACCAAAGGAGAAATTAAATTACCTGAACTAGTCACTGGGAAATCTTCCAGTGTGTCCGGATTTACATGATCAATGTCTATGTTTCTAGCAAAAGCAGGATTAACTACATTGTCTTCTGCTGGATTACTGATCTTTCCTACTCGCAATGCTTTCTTTAATGCAATACGTTTTGTAGGATTAGTCCAACTGTAATAAGTATCCCACCAAGTAGGTTTAATAGTATAGCCTAACATTTCCCATGGATGTGAGTGAGGTCTATCAGTGTCATACATGTAATTGTATACTGCTTTATATGATCCCACTAAATAATCACCGTCACCTGTACCAAGTTGATACTTTAACGTAAACCCATTAGTTGCGGCATAGTTATCATTTTTCATGATAAAGATGTTATTTTCCAACATCCACTGGCGAAGTTCATTATTGATTGTTTGTTTAGATTTTTCCCAAGTGTTTGATGTATTTCTAAAATAACCAGGCTGACTTTCTAATATTTCTCTTTGATTGTTTGTTTCTACGTCATAGGCAATACTGCTCCAAACTGCCTTTTCATATTCATACAAATAGTATTCTACTAAGTTTACGGGATTACCTTGAGCATCTAATCCCTGTTTTAAATAATAACGTGTACCATCATGACGATGTAAAAAATAACCATTAACTACTGCATCAAAGTGAAGTGCAGGTTTATAAACCGGAGTTAGACCTATTTTTGCTAAACTAGCAGGCACCATAGATCTAAATGTAGTAAACCACTGTTTAATATCAACTTTTTTGTTTCTATAAGTATCAGCAAATTCAATTTCAACATATTCTCCATTTAAAGAATTTAATTTATAATCACTGCCTCTTAATAAGATCTTTTTATCACAGATAATATGCAATATACTTTCTTTACCTGTGTGATGACTTATATTTTCAAATTCACTGTCTTTGAAATTGACTTTTAAATTTGATAAAGTTAAAATTCGTTGATAGTAATTATTGGATGATCCCCATCCAATCATATTACTATGGCTCCAAAATAAATCATCAGTTGCACTGACAATGTATATTTTGTTTAACGCTAGGTCCAGCACTTCGTGACTGGACAACAAAGTATAATCTGTTGAGTTTATAACATTTTCTAATTCTGAATTAAGTTTAGATAAAAATATATCGTAGTGTTTGCCTTGTTTAATTAATATGTCACCCAAGTCATATGGTAAATTAGTAGCAACCACAGCAGTTTTACTCAATGGATCGCTGTGTTTTAAAAATGTGCCGCCACCAATGAACATGGTTGGCATAGAGTCTTGAACATCAATAAATTTTTTAATATCAGTGCTATTTGATAAGAAAGAACTAGCATTTTGATATAAACTATAATAATTTATTTTGTTCAGTGATTCATTCAACGGATTAACAACTAATGACGCAGGTGCTGTTTTAGACTGTGGATTTTGTATCATTGAATTGACACAGATTTTATCTCCTGTTTGAATTTTGTCAAAAATTCCAGTGCTGGCATTGAGTTGCTTGTAGTATCCAACACTGCCGTCATCTAATATAGTATCATTTAGCGTATAATCAAAGTTATTGTATAATGGATTTGTTTTATCTTTAGTAAACACGCTTTGTAAAAAGTTCCAGTTATATAATGATTTTACATAAGCTGTTTTATATGTGCCATTGTATTCCCACAATAATTTTGTATTTTCTATTGACAGTTCGTTGGCAATGTTGGTTCCAGAAATTGTTATACTTTCTCTTAGATCCAAAGTAATAGTTCCATTTCTAATACCGTTGTTAGAAATATATCCACTGGGTATTACTTGTTTTTTTGTAATATTATTTGACAGCGTTGTTTTGTAAAATGTTATAGGATGAGGAAGATCATGACAGACAATTTTCATAATCCCTTTGGATAATAATGGCAATACTTGTTCGGTATTGTCATCTCCTGTTTTTCCAGAAAATCTTATTAATCCATATCCTTCAACATCAAAATAAAATTTATATTGATCAACTTCGTCGTAATAAATGTGAATTGATGTGAATCCATTTGTCACCGGAATAATTTCTGCAGACCACGCACTGTCTTCTGTTTTTTCGTATAGTAAATCTTGCAGTTGTTTTGTAAAATCTAAACCTGTGCGTTTTTTATAAAAAGGAATTATTTTATCAATGGATTTATATCCATACGGTCCTTTAATACTTGATACCTCGTTAGTTGTAGTATTTGTATAGCTATATTCTTTGTCCACATCTGTAAAGAACGTAATTTGGTTTGGTATTACTTGTGTTACGTTGCTTTCTGATTCAATAGAATCAATATTTACATATCGACCCAAAACGTTGTCATAGGTTGTGCCTTCTTGAAAGCCTAAAATGACACCACCTTTAAAATTAGTATTATTATACGATTTAATATCAATTTCGTTGCTGTCATAAAATTCAAATAATGGCGTTTGATTTGCTGTTATTTTGTTTTGAGCCAAGCGCCATTCATTATTTTTATAAACAACTTGATAGTATTCTGCTATTCCAGGAGAAACAATAATAGCTCCGTCGCCGTCTTTTATCTCTACATTCAGTGGAGAAAATGTTGTTCCAGTAGACAAGCCATTAACCTGCCACAATCCAGGAGTTGCTTCGAATACAACCTTATCACCGTCTTGTAAGGTGTATTTAAATTGATCTATTAGATCTGTTCTGTTTTCCCATCTTAATTTTTTACCAGGCAAAATAGCATTAATTTCAAATATATTGCCAGATGGCCAATTATATAACTTTACATCTTTATTAAAACTAATAATAGGACGTGTGGCTTTATTTGCTATATTAATAAAATCTTCTACTTTTATATCTAAGAATTTAGCCACACTGCGTATTGTACTAATATGATGCCAACGATCCATGGCCTGCCAATGGTTGGCATTATTAGTATATTTTTCTTGCACAACATATTCAACAAATTCAGTAGTCATATTACTACCGTCCCATTCGCTGTCGTCCCAAGAAGATTTAGGATAATCAAAAGTATTTCCGTATTGGTCCCATGGTCTTTTTTCTAAACCACTTATAGGAGTTCTTATTTCTAATTTTGATTTAAGAAACAAACCTATACTTTTCCCCACACCATAAACGTAATATGCTTTTATCTCTTCATTTATTGCTTTACCAGTTCCAGAGCCTGCACCAGTTGCAGTGAATCCTAACTTAACTGTATTATCACTTGCACCTATTGCAGTGAAATCAGTGGTGCCTAATTCCGTAATTGTATAACTCTTGCCGGGAATAAAATTACCTGCAGATATTTCATTAAAGGTTCTGTATTCAGTATCAATGGCACCAGTAAAATATACAACCATGCCATTTTGTAATTCTAATTCACGATTGATAGAATCATCTTTAATAGTTATAAATGGTTTACCTAACAAATCATTGACAATAGAAAATTTTGTAGAATTTAAATGAATTCTACAAGGTGGTAAATCATCAGTTAACCAATAATATGAACTGTAGTCTGCTAATTTAATAGGATCTACTGGAAGATCCAATACGTTAATATTTTTATCTAAAACTACTCCGTCTTTTAATTGACTGCCTTTGATATTAAAATAGTTATCAATATCATAATAAGAAACTTTGCCAAGATAAGTGTCGTCGCTTTTTTTAAGCACCAACATATTATTACCTTGACTTTCTCGTCGAACTTGATCACTTTCTACTTTAAAGAATTCTTCTATTTTGTTACTAGCTACTCTAGTACCATAAGTTTCTTTAAATGGTAGAATCTGCCCTTTGCTAGACATCACGTCTAGGCTGGAGTCTAACATTTTTTTATTAGGGTCTGTGGATAATCCGCTGGGTAATAAATTTATATTACTAACTTTAGCAGGAGTTAGTTGGGCAGGTTTTTTTACTTGTTTACTCATTTGCCGATCCTAATATTGTTGTCAGTGATTTCGTTTATAACAATGATGTCATTTACACTTGCCACACTGGTTACTACTTCATTTCTGTCTGGTTGTATTTGAAATAATGTACCAAATCGTCCTTCAGCACTGATTGGAACAATGACCACACTGCTTAGATCATTGCTTAAACTTGAGTGTAGATATGCAGCCAATTCTGTAAAATAAAATATTTCACCAAATCCAAAATTTCCTGGAGTAAAGAATATGTCAATGGCATTTACTACTTTACTTTTAACTTCACTGTCAGTGAGTTTGCTTTTCATACTCTTAACTACTTTAAACTGTGCTTGAAACTGTGAAGCAGATAATGTTCCAAACAATGGTTTAAATTTAACAGGATGAAATATAATTTCATCTGTCATCATTTTATAACTCAGTAAATTAGAAAAACTAGTTCTCAGTTCTTCTGTGGTTGCCGGCAACGGCGCCGCCGTTTTTGTATTATTTTTGCGTTTCCAAACAACATACTCTTCATTGTAGCTTTTAGTCAATACATAGACGTCAATGATATTAGTTAAACTAGGATTCAATGTTTGATCTGCTTCTACAACATGATTCCATTTAAACGGCAATGACATCTTGCCATTTACTTTTTTTAGAATAGGTTTAGTAGTTGATAGCTCTGCAGGAATATTATAACTAAAATCTCCCTCATCATAGTTAATTAATGCAATTTGATTATTCTCAACTATATTTAAAAAGTGACGAGGGTCATCTGGTAAGAAGTCATTGTCCATGTCAATGGGTGTGACTTTAACTTTACTGTTATCAGTGTAACCATCATCATAAACATAGTATCCGCTGATTCTATATGTTTGTTTTTCTGCTAATTTTAATTTTTTAGTTGCAGTATCTTCAACTAATCCCAACACGGTAATTGAATCTTTACTTACATTTTGAAAGCTGGGATTAAAAGTTGTTGCAAAATTAATATTATAAAAACGAATTAATTCTTCGCTGCCAAAAACATAATCAAGTTGTCGTATTGTTGCTGTCCAACCTGCTGTTTCTCTTTTTACATATATCAACCAACCTGTGCTATCGTCTTTAGTGTCAAAAGCACTGGTCAAATTGATGACAGTAGTATCTGGAATAATAGTCCACTTAGGCGTTTGATTATCAAATTTCAAAGCAAAACTTTTTTTATCTTCTAGTTTTTCCATTAAAGTAGATCTTGTTGTGTCATCAAAGACTCTAGTAAATGCAGGTATGATACTTCGTATAACTTGATCATCAACAATTGATTTACTAATTTCTACTGGACCCATGCCATTGGCTAATAGACCTGTGTAAACATAAGAACTATTTTCTAAACCCAAGCCATCGCCTTTGATATCTAATATAGTAGACCAAGTAAACACACCATTACTATCTTCAAATTTAATAAAACTTCCTGGGCGCACTGTTCGCAACGGACCGCTGGTAGTAAATCCCAACTTCTGTGGAGTTGGGTTATATTTAGATTCAGATACAAAACCATTAGAACTGGTTATATCATAATATGCAGAATTCCATCTATAATCATAGACTTTATAAACAACAGTGCCTGGAGTATGTAATCCTAATTTAGTTCCTTGGCGGGCACGAGAAATACCAGTGAATGTGTTGGTATTTTTGTCAATCCCTCTATAACTGAATAATTCATTGTTAATTTGAATCATACCGCCGCCGATGTCAAAACTATCCCATGGGTCATCGGTGTTAATGCTGTTTACTTGAATTCCAGTTAAATTTTCCTGTCCAGCGGGAATTTCTGTTTTTAATGTTGTATGCCAGGCAGTCTTACCCATGTTAACTAAGTCAAAATTAGTTGAGTTAGTTTGTCCATCTAAGTTCAATTTACCATAGTAAAAATTCAACAAGCTAATATCACTGAGTTTATTTTCAATATATTCGTCTAGTAGATCAACTGTGCGACGACTTGTGTCATCTGCAATATAAAAATTCTTAGTATATTCTGTGCTATACAAATATCCATCATCGGCAAATTCCATTAATGGTCTACTCTTACCTGTGGGATCTTTTAAATCAACATTTCTACTGTGTCCACTAAATGTTCTGTTTTCAGCTTTCATAAACAATACATCATTGTTTAATGTTGGTAAGAAACCATTATAGTCATCACCTGTGACCATTCTATTTTTACTGTAAAATGCTTCCGGTGCGTTTTGTTTGATTTCAGCTAATGACTCTGCAGGAAGTCCAGTGACCATATTGTCCTGCAACTCTAATACCATGGTCAATGTTTGACTTTGATTGTTGGCATTATTGTATGTAATATCAAATATAACATTATTAATTTCACCAGATCGAACTTTGATAAAACTATTTTCCGCTGTTCTATACCAAATACGAATATACCCAGTAGGAACATTTGTAAATGTACCGTCACCAAATTTGATACTGGTGATGTCGTTGTCGCTGTATATCACTTCATAAATGTCTTTGCTAACACCGTTTTGTTCATTAACTACAATATTTGAAAAATCTAAGTTTCCAACTCTTGTCCAAGTTTTTAATACAGTACCGTATTGATCAACTGTTTGTACAAAATAATCTTCTTCGCTGATATTTTCTGTTTGTGGCAAATCAATTACTGCATTAGCCACTGGGGTAGATATGTATTCAATGGTACTAGTAATATAACCCTGTTTGGCTAAAAAGAAAAATCCAGTTTTTGAGCTACCGACTCCTTTGCCATCATTTCTATACATGACACTAAATGCATTTTGATAGTCTGGTTCAGACTGCGTAATAAAGCCAGAAGCATCAATATCAATAGGCAGCAAATCAAAATTCAAATCAATGCCATCTACTAAAGCACTGGTAGAGTAATTAGTTATTAAATTTGTATTATTAAATTGATATATTTCAAATATGTTACTAGATTCGTTGTTCACTGATCTTTTCACAGGTGTGCCAAATTTATTATTATCACTGAATGCCGCATTTAGAATTCTAATAAAACGTTCATATTCTAACTCGCTGGTGTCACTGCCCCATTGTACTGTTTTGTTGGCCAAGTTGGCACCTGTACTATCAATGATTTGGTCAGTGGTAATAACACTTGTTACTTTTAAAAATCCTTGAGCAGGACGAACACGTTTTGGTTTATAAGACAGCATACGTGCAATGCGTAGCACACTTTCACGTTTCTCTGCTGTATCTAAAATATTCTCCCTAGCATTTAAATCCATGCGGAATGCCAGGTTTTGTCCTACATAAGCTACCAAGTCTAATAATGCAATAAATTCACTGTTTTGAATGTAATCATTAAACTCTTCTGGATAGTTAACTTGCATATAGCCAACCATGCTGTCACGCAATGTATCAAAATCGTAGCTGGTAAATTCAGCATTTTTAAAACTGCTGTATACTATACTCCAATCTTCTGCACCGTATAAGTTTTCTTGTCTAATTGCTTTTGGCATTGCCTTATCCTTGTAGTTTATTTGAAGCTATGTCTCTGGAAAAAACTGCTACTAAATCAGTTATTGTCGCAGTGGGAACATAATTCAAAATTACTTTCACTGTTAATGTCTGTAAATCAACGTCCTCGGTAACGTCTAATGTATTAAGTTCTAGTCTAGGATCTCTGCTGATTATTCGCAGAGTATCCCCTCTAATGTAGTCTACTAATTCATGAGTTAATGGATCAAATAGTAAATCCCATACAATATAACCGTATTCGGGACTCATTAATCTTTCACCCTTACGAGTGTACATTTCATTGAGCAGATCACGTTTAGCAAGCTCAATATCATAGATTTTGAAGTTGCCCCATTCCTTGCCCACTGTACTATAACCTTTAAAGACTCTCATACATGTATTTATTATGGAATAATGTATGTAGATAATAAGTCAATATAAAAGGCACATTAAGTGCCTTTTATTATCCTGTTGCTTGCCTTGGTTGTTCATAGCCTAGATATTCTGCCCAGGCGGGATCCCTCATGTGATAAGGATTATGTTGTTTAACAACTTTGACCATTTGCCAATAGCTGGGTTCTTTGGGCTTGGTCAATGGCTCTATAGCTTTGGCACCTTTAAGCCAATTGCATGTACCACAACATGTAACTAAATTACTCCATGAACTATTACCGCCTTTGCTTTTTGGCTGTACATGATCTAATGTCAAATCTTTGGCTTGAAATTGTTCTCCGCAGTATTGACAAGTGTAATTATCACGAAGATAAACCATTTTACGATTAAACAATACTTTATTTTTTGGACGCACATAACGCTTGGTCATAATGATACTGGGCACAGGAATTGCTAATTTTTGACTGTGAACTACCCAATCATCATACTCTTTGACCACAGATACTTTGTTTAGATAAACTAGTTTGATGGCATAAGTCCAATCAATGACACTGGGTGGTAACATTGATAGTGGAGTACCATCGCTGTTTAAAAGTAATACATCACTCATATTTTTATTTAATCTTATAAATCGGTTGCCCGTAAAAACAATTATACAGCCTTAAATATATATTGTCAACTATGGCGGTTTTTAAGGAGATTAAAATGGACATCGACTCTCTCGAACATCATATCAGAACTGTGGACAACAGACACACTCAATTGGCAAGACAACTTGAACAAATTCTTTCCCAAAAATCATGGGATGAATATCAAGTAGAAACACTTAAAAAAGAAAAACTTAAACTCAAAGATGAACTATCAATGTTGTATAGAAAACGGCAAGATTTAATGCAGGATCATCACTATGATGAATAATACACCAAAACGAATACTAATAATGGGCTTACCTGGAGCTGGTAAGACATATTTGGCACAACATATTGTTGACCATTTACAAGATGCTTATAAAATTAATGAAACTTCACTGACACCTTTTAGGAAAGTCAAAGTTGGTTGGTTAAATGCCGATGATGTGCGTAAGAAATACAATGACTGGGACTTCAGTACAGAAGGCCGAGTTCGCCAAAGTCTGCGTATGCGAGAACTGGCTGATAGCATGACAGATGTAGATTATGTTATCTGTGACTTTGTTGCACCATTAGTAGAAATGCGTAACAACTTTAAAGCAGATTGGACTGTTTGGGTTGATACTATTGACAAAGGCCGTTATGAAGACACTAATAAAGCATTTATTACTCCTGAACAATATGATTTTAGAATCACAGAACAAAAGGCAGAAAAATGGGGCGAGTTTATTGCTTCACACATTTTAGACAATCGCAGACGTCCTGTGTTTGATTGGAAAAAACCTACGGTGCAGATGTTGGGTCGTTGGCAACCTTGGCACGAAGGTCATCGTGCATTATTTGAACGTGCCATTACCAAAACTGGACAAGTTGTTATTCAAATTCGAGACTGTCAAGGTTGGCAAGGAAGCAATCCATTTGAAATTGAAAAGGTAAAATCATTTATTCGTCGTGATTTGGACATGGTATATCAAGGGCAATATGAAATCCAAGTTGTTCCAAATATTGTAAATATTACATATGGCAGAGATGTTGGTTACAAAATCGAAGAAGAAACATTTGATAAAAATATAACAGACGTCAGTGCTACTAAAATTAGAAAGAGTTTAGGCCTTGAGTGATACACCCACACGCAGTTTAGCCAAAGCAATTAGTTGGCGAGTAACCGGTACAGTTGACACATTTATTATAAGTTGGCTGATAACCGGAGAACTTGCTTTAGCTGGCGGAATTGCGATAACTGAAGTCGTTACCAAAATATTTTTGTTTTGGTGTCATGAACGAGTATGGAATAAAGTTAGTTGGGGTCGATAAAGTTGCTGTAATTGTCACAGACAATGATTAAAAATCATTAATTGACACAAAATCTCTATGCTGTTATAATATGGCATAGAGATTTTTTTTTGGAGACTAAATGTTTGATCCTTGCTATTATGTTATCAGCAGTTTAGAAGATCACAATCTTCGCACTAACAAAGAACAAATTATCCTTGCCCAAGCTGAAGCAGGCAATGATGAATTTTTTGAAGGCTGTCGTCTTGCCTTAGACAGCACCATTACATTTGGTATTAAACAAGTTCCAGAACGCAGTGGGCCTGATGGCCCTGGTGTTGATTGGGACTCATTTACACTTATCATCACTGGTTTTGTTAATCGCAGTATCACTGGTAACCTTGCTCGGAGTACCATTGATCAGTTAATGTCAAACTGTACTAATGCACAATGGAATGGTTGGTATCGTCGCATCCTTATCAAAGATCTACGCTGTGGTGTCAGTGAAAAAACAATCAACAAGGTTGTGGAGAAGAAATATACTGACTATGCTATTCCAGTTTTTGGCTGTCAGCTTGCCCATGATAGTGCTAATCATGAAGCTAAGGTCCGAGGATCTAGACTTATCGAGGTTAAACTTGATGGTGTTCGTGTTATCACTATAGTGTACCCTGATGGTCGCGTCAACATGTTTAGTCGCAATGGTAAAGAGCTTGTTAACTTTCCTCACATAGCAGAGCAGTTTAAATCTATCACAGATACGCTGTTAGAGCCTTGGGTCTTTGATGGTGAGATTATGTCAAGCAGTTTCCAAGATTTGATGAAACAAGTACATCGTAAAAGCGATGTTAATGCAGAAGATGCAATTCTACATTTGTTTGATTGTATTCCATTGGTTCATTTTGAACAAGGAACCTGGAACGCTACCCAAGAATTTCGTAGCAATCATTTAAAAGAGTTCATGCTTCATCATCAAAACTCTTTGCCTAATGTAACAATGGTGGGTCAAGAACTAGTTGATTTGGACTCTGAATCAGGTCAACAAAAATATAAAGAAATTAATGCACTGGCCATCGAAGGCGGCTATGAAGGCATTATGATTAAGGATCCTTTGGCTCCTTATGAATGCAAGCGAAGTCATGCTTGGTTGAAACTAAAGCCTTTTATTGAAGTAAGTTTGGAGGTACAAGGTGTCGAAGAAGGAACAGGAAGAAATGAAGGACGATTGGGCGCACTTATCTGCGCCGGAGACGATGGAGGGCGATATATTGAAGTCAATTGCGGTAGCGGTTTTAGTGATCTCGATAGGAGCAACTTTTGGACTAATCGTAATTCACTGTTTGGAACAGTGGTTGAAGTAAGAGCAGATGCTATTACACAAAATCAAGATGGTACATATAGTCTGCGTTTTCCTAGATTTTTACGTTTCCGAGGTTTTGAAGCAGGGGAGAAATTGTAATGGGCAATCAAACTGACTACTTTGAAAGAATTGGATATAAGCCAACATGGTATATTGGTGATAGAGTATTTGGCTATTGGAATAAAATTCCATTTATTGGAACGGTTGGCAACGATACTGTGATTAATCATATAGAAGGTCCTCGGATTAGTGTGCATTTAGATTTGCCAATTAAGTTTGACAAGCAAGTATATCATGTTATAATAGTAAAACACGAAGATATCAAGGCTTTACATGAATACAAAGATTAAAGAACTAGCACTTAAATGCTATAACCCTTACTCAAATTTTGATCACGATTTATTTGCAAAATTAATTGTAGAAGACATTATGCAAATTATGGCTGATCCAAAAACTTATAACAGATGCACTCACACTACACACGATTTAGATCGTGCTCAATGTGTTGCCAGCGAAATTGCTAAAAAAATCTACGAGGAATACTTATGACTTATGTTACAGTTGATGTTGATCTATCAGATTTTGACACAGACGACTTAGTTGAAGAACTTGAACTTCGTGGAGAAGTTATCGGTGGTTTCAATAATTCTAGTTTAGTTACTACTATCTATGAAAAACGTAGACTAGGACAAGATTACCAAAGTGAACTAGATACTCTAATCTACGAAGTTACCGGAAGAGTTTTATGAAAAATTGGCTACGAAATAAATTACACAACTTTATCTTTTCTTCAGAAAGTACTCAACCTGACTCTTATTCTGATAGAAAAATGAATGCTACGATTAGCAGTCGTGTCCATCACAGTCAAACACTGGGCAGTGAAAACGAGCCTTTACGATTTACAGTTTACAATGCTTCAGGAGGCAAAATTGTTGAAATTAGTCACTACGATCAAAGAACGGATCGTCACTATACGAGCTTACATATTATTGGCAGTGACGAGGACTTTGGAGCTGAACTTGGAAAGATTGCGTTCCTCGAAGCACTTAAAAAAGGATAATATTATGCTTACTGAAAGCGAAATTGGATCGGTACTTGCCGCACAGTTGATGGCTGCGATTAGAAACCGAGAACAATCTTATGTCAGTCATATTGATTCCCGATATTCACATTTAGAATCTCCTGGTAAAAAGCTCATGGCAGAACTGGTTGATATGATGTTTATCAAAGCAGTTGAACTCGACAAACAACGCAGACAGCAGGATGCCGAACAACTAGTCATGGAAAATCTTAAAAAATGACAATTACTTATTCAACACCTAAAATTACATTTAAAACTTGGCATTCAGGAATGAACGATTTTCATTTTTGTCCTGATGGTATTAGCCTTGTGCCAAGAGCAGGATTTCAAATCGATAATAAATGTCCCAGAGAATATAAGTTAATCATCGCCGAATGCATTAACAATGGATGGTTAAAAGCTGTATCACATCAGCCTATACACGAAGCTTTTATGGAAGAACTAACAAGATGACAAACCCTTTTAAAGATCAAGAACGATTTATGACTGCATGTGACCAAAAAGTCGATGCGTATTCTATTTCTCAATACAAAATGTATTTGAATCTCATTGAAGAAGAACACACAGAACTTAAAGAAGCAGTTGCTGCCAATGACTTAGTTGAACAACTAGATGCACTAATTGATATTTTAGTTGTTACTATTGGTGCCATTCATAGTGCAGGTTTTGATGGCGAAGGTGCATGGAAAGAAGTTATGCGAACCAACTTTGCTAAAATTGATCCAACAACCGGCAAAGTTCGAAAACGTGAAGATGGCAAAGTTCTTAAACCAGAAGGTTGGACTAGTCCTGAACTAACACCTTTTCTAAAACGCTGATTTTAATATGGCCAAGGGCCAGCAGTTTGATTGACCAGCTCTTGTAATTCATTGTTATCTGCAGCCAAACTAATAGCAAAACTTTGATTAGGCACAGTCTTACCAGTTTCTTTAATATAATTTGTGGCGGCTGCCAATACTTGTTGATCCGTGGCAGGATCACCTGTTTGTTCGTTTAACTTGCTTTTGGCTATTAGCTCATTGGCATTGTCTAATCCCTGCCTAATAATTGATACCTCGTCAACATCAGGGCCATAGTCGTTACTGACTATCATCAATGCTTCTCGTATTCTTCTAGGACGATCTCTTTCATCAGCGGCAATAAAACTTGCCGCTTTATCCCATTCACCATTTTGATATAAACCTGTTAGATCTATTTTACTGCCACCAATATATGCATAGCTTATATCGCCAACTTGATTTTGAAAACTAACCAACCCGTCAAAAACATTTTGTGGAATTTTGGTCACGCCTGTAGAAGCCAAAGTTTTCTTCACAGATGCTTCATTACTAACAATATCCTTTGCCAACATATTATTAGCCTGTGCAGGACTAATACCATTAGTTAAATTATTAATGAGATTTTTTTCAGTAACAGTTGTTCCAGTCAAACCTGGAATATCCGCAACGCCTTTACTCAGTGCCGCAGTTGCCGCGGCAGCTTCTCCAAGTTTTTTATCAAACTCTTCAAATGTCGCCGCAGATAAAAAAGTAGACATTTCTGTTGCCATATTAACCTAATCTTGTGCCAACAACATCACCGGTAGGTAATGTAATGTTATCAGTTGTGTTTGTTGAATTATTAATCATATCACTGCCATAGCCTCCACTTTGTGTGCCTGCATCATTTGTATTTACTGGATTATATCCATTGCTTTTCTTAATTGCACCAATGGCTTTGTCGCTGGCAGTGGCATCTGCTAAATCAACTTCATCTTGTTTTTCACTAGGAGTACTAATAGGTGCGCCCTGTTCTTTTTCTTCTGGTTTTCTAGGAGTCTCGTTGGGTTTGGGATCTGTTTTCATTTGTTGATTACCTGGACCAACTGGGTTGATTGCACCACTGTGACCAGACCACGGTTCACGCTCTGGAACCACACTACATATACTTTCAGTTACTCCTTGATTCACCGCTAGTTTATACTGTTGAATTGCCGCTGCCAATTCAGCATCCGGACCATTCATATGAATAACATTTGCTGTTTCATAGTGTGCTGTACCGCTGTATATGTGACTACTGAGTACGCTGGTGAGTCTAGTACTACCTTGAACTGTTGAATTAAGATCACCTGCGGCTTGAATTTGTAAATTACCTTCTTTGGCATTCATGTTAATAGTTCTGCCTGCTTCTATGTTAACATCATTATCTGCGTATAAGTTAATATTACTTTTACTTCTTATGTTTATATCGTTGCCACCATATATGTGAATCGCCCCATCATTGCTGAGTTCAACCCAGTTTTCACCATTCTTAGTAATTAAATAAATGTGCCCACCAGCATCGTCTAATAATAATTGTGTGCCGTTGGTAGTTCGAAGTCTGATCAGTTTATTATTACCATCCTTATCGCCATCATCCATGACAAATTGATGTTGCCCTGGAGTTAGTATGCCCACTACTTTGCTGGGAGTTTCTCTGGTTGCACTGCTACTGGTCAATCCTCTTAATAAATCTTTTTCCAAACCTTGTTTTTTTAGCGCATTGCTCATGGGCTTATGCTCTACATATTTTTCTAAATCTGGATTTGAGTCTCGTTTATTTTTTGGAGCTGCTGGTTTGTTTTTACCACCGTGTGTATTTTTAGAAGGTATACCTGGTACACTAACCTGTGTTCCTCGTTGATATAAACATGCAAACCAATACCCGTCAGTTACCTTACCTGCATTAAAAGCTACAAGAACTTGTGCGTCTAAATCTGGAGGGACTGCCCAAAAGCCATAACTTTTCATTGTATCTTCATATTCAGTGACGTTTGCACCTTGATCAAATATACTAGTTGAACCGGCAAACGGACTTGCGTAGCTTACAGTTATCCAAGATTTTTCTAACTGTGGATCTCCACCAAACTCTTTTATATAGACTTCTAAACGACCCATGTTTTGTGGATCATTGTTCTTTTTCACTATACCGACATATACACCAGGACTTCTAGCCTTGCCGTTGTTATTGGCATTTTCATTATAGCTCTTGGGAGTCCTGGCATTACCATAAGGATTTGCAATATTACCGCTGCCCATTATTTGCCACCTTTCAATTTATTTTTAATATATTCTAATTGTTGATCTGCTTTAACATCTGCTGGTAACAATAATCTGTCTGATCCTTGATTGCCAACTGGCTTAACTGCATTGCCATAATTATAATATTCATTGGCAGCAGCCATGCCGTCTTCAAAGTTACTATATCGATAATATTTGTCAGACTCATTGTCGTAGCCAATGCCAGTGGGATTATTACTTGATGCGGCATTATTTTTTACTGATGTATTACCATTATAATCCGCACTGGTTTTCCATGCTTCCAATCCACCGTTGCCACTGCGTGTACTAGCTAGACTGGATATTGTTTTAGCATCATAAGGTTTAACATTAGTGACATTTGCTTCATCGTAGGCCTGTTTGTTTATTTTTTCCATGTGTGCCGCATTTGCATTGACTTCCTCAATGTACTTGGCTTTAGCAATATCATATGCTTCATATTTACTCATTGTAGAACCTGGCGCTTTCATCAATGCTTTTGCTGCCGCAACCGGGTCATTGACAGGTGGAGCAGGATCTGCAGCCAATAATTCTTTTTGTTTTGATAAAGCATCACTCATTTTAGTACTTAACTTTGTGTTCTTAGGAGGTTCTGTACCAGGAACTGGTGCCATGTTGGCTGTGCCCTTTTCTCTGTCTCTTTCTTTTTCTGCTTCTTTTTTCAACTCATTTAATTTGTCAATGGCTCTTACTGGGCTTTCTATTACATCATTCATATATTGTTCGAATGCCATTTCATTAGTTACACCTCGAGGTAGCACATAACTGGGAATAGTTGGATCTCTAACTGTTTTTAATTTTTGTGTCCATAAACCGTTTTTAAATTCATTAGTTACAAATTTAACCATGTATATACCCACAATTTGATCGTTGGGATTGAATATCAGCATATCGTTTTTATCAAATTTGTTGTCAGGTACTTGAGTGTTAAAGTAAATCAATGAACTACCTGCATATTTCTGCGCCACACCATAGTTACCCCAAACTGGCGTTTTATTATTCCAGCTAGGATCTATTTTAGGCATTACTTCATTTAGTTTGCCTTTAATTGCCTTTGAAGTTTTTTCAGGAAATTTTATTTTATCTAAATTTATTTTACCTTGAAGAATAACATTTGGCACACCCAGCCAATAAGGATCTGCAATGATTTCTAATTCTAATTCCATTAAATCTCTAGGGCTTAATTGAACTGCAAAAATCTTTTCCATGAGACGTTCATTTTCAGAATGTATGGTTTCTATGGATTCGTCAATGGCACTTATTTCCATTCTAGCACGAAGACTAGGGAAATCAATGGCTTGTTGTTTTTCTAAAATATCTACAAAATCAATGTCTTCGGCATAGCTTCCTTTAAGAGCATCTAATAATTCTGCTCTACTATTAATGGCGTTTGCTTGTTTAGCAGGAATACTAATAGTTGCCAATTCTTGTTCTCGTTTTCTTAATTCATTGTCAATGTCTTTTATTTTCTTTTGTAACGCTTCATAGTCTTTTCTACGCTGAATTTTTTGTGCTCCAGTAGAAGTAATATCTTTTAAATTACCTTTGTCGTCTTGCATGTCTTTGAGTGCTTGTTGATTATTGGCCTTGGCAGCTCTTAAATCAGCAATAGCAACCCTAACACCTTTATCATCTCTATGCACAAATGCACTGGTACGTTTATTATAGTTTTGTATATTCATCATACCAGGACCTGCGGTTCCATAATCTGCCCAAACTTGTGCAAATGTAGGCAACGAATAAGTTTGATTAAACTGTAGATCTACTTTTAATATGTCACTGTTCAAACCAGTGTAATTATGATAATAAATTTTTTCTAATAAACCTTCTTGAATATAATATTTTAATTTTAGCTCAACTTTATCTTTGTTACTTAAACTGTTTAACAAATCTATTTCATCAGGATATTGAAACATATTTGGCTGATCAGCCAAATATATTAAGAATACATGCTTTACTGCATAACGTCCTCTGATATAATCATACAATTTATAAACACTGTAAGTTTCTACCCTAAAGAATTGATAAACTGTTCCCAACATATCTTTCATATTTTTAGTGCTACGGTCACTGCTTCCACTGGCATCAGCAGTTGCAGGTTTTGGTCTACCAGGCAATAAATCTGAAATCTTTTTACAGCTCATCATGACATTTGTTATCTGTTGCATGATAGTTGTTCCAGGACGAGTAGTTATGTTCCAAATTTTAGTTGTGAATAAATTTCTAATATCCCATGCACCTTGTACACCTTTATCCGCAGGACCTTTAGTTGTAAGTTCATAACCAGGATCTTCCAAACGCGGTTCTAATATGAAGTGATACTCGTCATGATAATCATCTTTACTTGCAGGATTTTTGCCACCTGGTACATCTTTGCCACCTGCTTTTTGTCTTGCGGCAGCATATTTAAATTCTCGTTCTTCTAATGTTTGCTGAAGTTTTTCAAAATATTCTTTAAGATTTTTAACACCTTTAATGGTTGTAGTTTCTTTAATTGGTTGTACCAGATCAGTTTGTGCATGACCCCCAGTATGTGCAAATTTAATATTATACTCTGTGCCTCGCTCAGTGAGACTACTTTTAACTTCACTGGCAATGAACATAATGGGCCATATATATTTGTAAGGACTATCTTGTTTGCCACTAAGAAAGTCTTCTGCTAATATTTCCACTTCCAATAAGAATCTAGAATCAATGTGATTTTCTATGCCCACTTCAAAGGCCGCGGCACGAATATAATCAAATAAACTCATGCCCAAAGGTTCAATAATTTTTAAATCACCAGTGGTATTGAATGCCACAGTTGTAAGTGCATTTGGACTTACTGCACTTTCCCATGACATATCTGACAATATAAATCTACCAGTTGTTGCTGTTTCAGCAATGACTACGCCCATTCTAGGATCCAATAAACTTGCTGCCTGAGGGTGTACTAATGTTAATCGTGTATAATATGTATGTGCCATTATTTGTCGCCTAATTTCAATAAAGGATTTATTCTAATTGTCACAGTTCTTGGACTTGTTCTTGGCATAACTGGCTGTTGTCCTTTTAACGCAGGAGCAGTATCTTTACCTTGAACACGCTGATCTCCTGCAGAATTTCTTCTGCCACTGGCATCTACTGAAGGTACTTGACCAGAATCTTTTCCTTGAGCAGTGTAATTTGGATCTTTCTTTGCTGTGCTGTTTCTCAATGATGAACCACCTTGCTCAAATGTAGCATTATATTCATAAGGTTTACCAGTTGTAGGATCTATAGTAGTTAGTGGATCAACTGATTTGGGAGGTCTACCTTGTCTTATTTCATAATGTAGATGTGCTCCAGTGCTATCTCCAGAGTTTCCTGTGTGAGCAATAAGACTTCCGGCTGGTAATGTAGCACCAAATTTGGTTCCCTGTGGTATACTATCTAAATGTCCAAATATATATTCTGTTCCCTGATTATCAACGGCTCTGACCACATTACCAAATCCTTTTTGTTCACCTGCATATACCACTCTTAATTCTTTATTATTATATATAGGACTGCCAATAGGAGTTGCATAATCAATACCTTGATGATACGATCTTCCGAACAA